CGCAGTTCCTCTTGGTGAAACATTAACAATTGCAAACGGTGAAGGTATTGTACCAGCGATGTCTGCTAATACATTAACAATCACTGGAGAAGATGCTACAGCATCAAATAAAGGTATTGCTTCATTTAGTTCTGATAACTTTACAGTATCATCTGGAGCAGTAACAGTTACTACTATAGACGGCGGAACATTTTAATTAGTCGTCAGAAGGTTAGATTATGGCGACCGTAATAAAACTTAAAAGAGGAACATCGGCACCTACGACTAGTAATATTACTAGTGGGGAAGTAGCGGTTGATACTTCAAATCAAAAGTTTTATATAAATGATAGTGGTTCGATAAAAGCCATTGGTGTTGGAAACGATGCCACAACTTCTGTAAAAGGAATAGCGTCATTTGATTCAAATGATTTTTCAGTATCTTCTGGCGCTGTATCTCTTGCAAGTAATATTACGGGTTTAACAAGTCTATCTTCTACAAGTATCACTGTTGGTTCAAGTGGTATTACTTTTGATGATGCAACAACACAAACAACAGCAGGTGCAAGTCCTGCGTTTGCAATTGCTCAGGCGATAGCGCTTGGATAAATAAATATGAGGTATTATGGCAACACCATCTAGTAGAGAAGAATTAAAACAATACGCTTTAAGAGCACTTGGAAAGCCAGTCATAGAAATTAACGCTGATGATGACCAATTAGAAGATAGAATTGATGAAGCGTTACAATATTTTGCGCAATATCACTATGATGGTATAAGAAGAACCTACTTAAAATATCAATACACACAGGCTGATTATAATAGAATTAATACTGACACCACTGAATCAGTTACTAAAAACTCCGTAACAACAACTTGGAAAGAAGGTAACGCATTTATAGTGGTACCTGAAAGTGTTATATCTGTCATTAATATCTTTCCTTATTCTAATAAAGGTAATCTAAACTTATTTGATGTAAGATACCAATTAAGATTAAATGACCTTTATGATTTTTCTTCAACATCAATTATTAACTATGATGTTGTATTAAGACATTTAGATTTTTTAGATCACATATTAGTTGGTGAAAAACCATTAAGATTTAATCAACACGACAATAGACTTTACATAGACCAAGACTGGAAAAACGATTTACAAGTAGGTGAGTATCTAGTCATAGAGTGCTATCGAAAACTAGATCCAACAGTGTATACAGATGTTTACAATGATATGATATTAAAAAGATATGTCACTGCGTTGTTTAAAAGAACTTGGGGCGCAAACTTAGCTAAGTTTAATGGAGTATCTATGATTGGTGGTGTTTCACTTAATGGTCAACAAATATATTCTGAAGCAATACAAGAGATTGAAAAAATAGAAACAGAAATCAGAAACTCATTTGAGATGTCACAACCCCTTATGATAGGATAATGCCATGTCAGTTAATCATTACTTTCAGGCAGGTAAGGGAATTGGAAATGAAGGTGAAAAAAGACTTTATGAAGATTTAATAATTGAAAGTCTAAAAATCTACGGACAAGATATTTTCTATCTTCCAAGAACACTTATCAATAGAGATATTATATTAGGCGAAGACACTTTATCAAAGTTTAGTTCGGCGCATGTAGTTGAAATGTATATGGAAACTACTGAAGGATTTGCTGGCGAGCAAGAGATTATATCAAAATTTGGTTTAGAGATTAGAGAAGATACCACATTCATGGTGTCTAAAAGAAGATTTAATGAAGCCGTTGACGCAGGAGCAACACTTATAAAAGAAGGACGACCTAACGAAGGCGATATACTTTATATGCCTTTAATGAATAGTTTTTTTGAAATTAAGTTTGTCCAAGATCAAGAGCCATTCTTTCAACTCAGCAATTTACCAGTTTACAAATTAGTTTGCACTCGTTGGGAATACTCATCAGAACGATTAGATACAGGAAGAACTGAAATAGATGCCGCTGAAGATCAATATACGTTAGATCAATTACAACATCAAGTATCTTTAGAAAATGAAGTTGGTGGTATCTTATTAGAAAACGATAGCGCTGATGGTGAAAATAATTATATGTTATTAGAAACTTATAATATTCAAACTCAATCGTTATATGCAAGTAATAATGATTTAGACACAGAGGCAGGATTTGATACTGCATCTACGATAGATGATATACTTGATTTTACTTCAAGGAATCCTTTTGGTGAACCGGATGGAGGTGGCTTCTAATGTTTGGCACTTACTTCTATAATGAGTCAATGAGAAAAATGACGATTGCGTTTGGTCAAATCTTTAATAATATACAAATTAAAAGAAAAGATAGTAACGGAACTGTCATTCAAACTATACGAGTGCCATTAGCATATGCGCCAAAAGAAAAGTTTTTAGTTCGATTAGATCAACAACCTAGTTTAGAAGAACGAGAGTTTTCCATTACTTTACCAAGAATGAGTTTTGAAATCTCTGGTATTGCTTATGACTCATCTCGTAAACTAACACGTATTCAAAAATATAAAACAGTCAAAACAGGTATAGATGGAAAAGTATTAAATTATAATTACACGCCAGTGCCATATAATATATCTTACACGTTAAATGTATTTACAGCAACAGCAGAAAGTGGATTACAAATCATAGAACAAATACTTCCATTTTTTCAACCCGATTACACGGTGACTGTCAATGCGATCCCTGAATTAAATATAAAAAGAGATGTTCCTATTATACTCAATGATGTCAATTATGAAGATAGTTATACTGGTGATTTTACACAAAGACGAGCTGTCATTTATACACTTGGATTTACAGCGAAAACATACTTATTTGGACCCGCGTCCACACAAAAAGTCATTAAAGAAACACAAACAGATTTACATACAAATACGACACAAACGGAAAGTAGAGAAGTACGAATTACAATTACTCCTAATCCGACTAGCGCTAATGCAAATGATGACTTTGGATTTACAACTACGATTACTGATTTTAATGATGGTAAAAATTACAATTCAGAAAAGGATTTAGACGAGTAAACTTATAAATATAGAGAGAGGAACCTATGGCATTAAGTAAAATCAAAGGAACAGTAATCGCAGATAACGCTATCAATGCGGATCGAATCGCAGATGGTACAGTAGTCGCATCCGACTTATTAGATAACACCATTACAGGCGCTAAACTGGCAACTGATATTGCCATTACTACTAGTGGTAATATTACTACTACTGGCGCTTTTACATCTACAGGTATAGATGACAATGCTACAAGCACAGCTATTACGATTGATAGTAGTAAGAATGTTGGGATTGGACTTACATCTCCTTCAGAAAAACTTACCGTGTTAGGAGATATAGGTACTGAAAATCAATTTATTGCTGACTCACTTTTTGTAGCAAATACTCCAGGCTATTCATTTCGTGGAGATACAGATACAGGTATTTTTAGAGCTGGTGCTAATCAAATCGGTTTTTCTACTGGTGCTTCAGAACGTATGCGTATCACTAGTTCTGGTAACGTAGGTATTGGTACAAGTTCTCCAAGTTCAGGATTGGAAGTAGATAACGCAAATGGTGTTATTCTTTCAAGGTCTGGATATTCTCAATACATGCAATTACAACCTGCAAACAATAATGTTCCTACAATTTTAGGATTGGGTGGTAATGGTATTCATATAGGTACAACAAATACAACAGGAATCCATATAGATGGTTCTGATAACGTAGGTATTGCTACGACATCACCGGCTACCATATTAGAGTTAGCATCATCTGTTAATAACAATGTCATTACTTTTGATCCAAGTAACAGTGGAAGTAATGATGATATTCTTGGTGGTTTAGACATACAAAATGATGGTTCTGTTGGAAGATTAACTGTAAGGAGAGAAAGTTCAACTACAAGTGGTTATATGAAATTTGAAACAAGGTCTACCGGAGGTGCTTTAACGGAACGTATGCGTATTGCTGGTGGAGGTAATATTGGGATTGGTACAAGTTCTCCATCAAACTTACTTCATTTAACAGGTCCTCAAAATGGAACAGCATTACAAATTGCAAATACTGTTGATACTAATGGAATTAGAATTAACGCTGGTATTTCTGGTTTAGCAAACAATTCTTTACAATTTTTAAATCAATCTGGAGATAGTCTTTTAATTATTGATGGAAATAATAAATCTACAATTGTTGGAAATATTGGACCAAGTGGATACAGAGCTTCATTTGGAGATTTTGAAGTTAAAAACCAAGATGGTGCTGGTAATCCAGGTGGTACTTTAGTTTTATCAAATACAGATGGTAGTATAACTTCTGGTCAGCATTTAGGTAATTTAACATTTGCGTCATACGACTCAAGTGGTGCTACAACAACCGGTGGTGTTGCTTCTATTAGAGCAGTTGCATCAGAAACATACGGCTCAACAAGTGGTGCAAATCTTAGATTTTACACTCATCCTTCTAGTGCTAATAATGGAACTGTTGACGGAAATATGTCGGAACGTATGCGTATCGACAGTTCTGGTAACGTAGGTATTGGAACTGGAACTTTTTTAACTCCAGATTCTTTATTAGAAATTGGAATTGATGCTAATAATTTAGGAAATCAACGTCTTTTAACAGTAGGAACTACAGATACGGCTGCTGCAGGAGAAACAGGAATTTATTTAGGAGCTTTAAGAACTATATCTCCTAGTAGAGGAGCTTTAATAAGTGCATATCATAATTACGCAGGTAGTAATGCTTGTGGTTTAAAATTCTATACAACAACTCATTCTAATACTGATGCAATAAATTTAGCTTTAACACTTAGTGGAACCAATGCCATTGTAGCAGGTTCTCTTTCTAAAGGTTCTGGTTCATTTAAAATTGACCATCCTTTACCATCTAAAAATTCAACACATCATCTTGTTCATTCATTTACTGAAAGTCCACAAGCAGATTTAATTTACAGAGGTAAAGTAGATTTAGTTAATGGAACAGCTACAGTTAATATAGATACTGTATCTGGTATGACTGAAGGAACTTTTGTTTTACTTAATAGAGATATTCAATGCTTTACATCTAATGAAACTGGATGGACAGCAGTAAAAGGTTCTGTATCTGGAAATACTTTAACAATTACAGCACAAGATAATACCTGTACTGATACTATTTCATGGATGGTTATTGGTGAAAGACAAGACCAACATATGATTGATACTGATTGGACAGATGAGAATGGTAAAGTAATTGTTGAACCATTAAAAGAAACAGAAGAATAACAACCATAATAAGGAGAAACAAATATGGCAATAACATACGAATGGTCTTTTCCAAACTTTGAGTGTGATAGCTCAAATGTAGTTAAGACAATACACTGGAGATATACAGGAACCGAAACAGTAGGTGAAGACACTTATACTGCTTCTATGTATGGCTCTTGTGCTGGTTCAGATGGTATGGATTTTGATGCTATGACTAAAGACCATGCAATTAGTTGTGTAACAGCGAATGACCAATCAGAAGCTGATATGCAATCTAGTCTTGCTAGTCAAATAGAAGCACAAAAAAATCCTGCTACTGTATCAAAAACAAAAGAATTTTAAGACATAATATAGG